TGAAAACCTGTGCAACCACCACCCTGAACAAAGACACGCAACTTGAGTGTTGGATCTTCTTCATCAATAATAGATTTGATTTTCTTTGCTGCTTCTGTTGAGATAGTAATCATTATCCCCTCGTTAGTGTCAGAATCTTTTGTATTTGTTTCTCAATGATAGGTCCACGATTGGGCCAATGAATATAAGGTTGTGCTTGTGATTTTAAAAGATTAGTTAGAAAAGGCATGATAATCTTTTCTACCTGAGTTAGTCTTGCTTTATATTCTTCTACCGTTTCGTCTTTCTCTGCGATGACTGCTTCATACTCCGCTTCGTCAACTGTCGTGAACCCATAATCTTCTTCATCATACTCTGCCATGATTTTGTTTATGTCATATGCCATTACTTGCTCCAATTTTTTGTTGCATTAAAGTTTGCCTGAGAAAATTCAAGTCTATCAATTAACTTTACTGCGTTACCTTTTAGTCTATCAACTGCTACGAATCCTTCTGGTGCAGTTACTTTAAATCCATCTTCTGTACGAATGAAAGTACCAATTGATTTGATTGTTTCTAACTTTCTAACGATCATAAGTTTAACATCGATGATCTCATTCATAAAGTCAAACATCAAAATTAAATCAGGAGTTGCGTTTCTAAAAAATCTCATAATCTGATTTTTCTCAGAAATTCTTTTTTGTTTTGTATCTTCTTTCTTTGCTTCTTGAATAGATTTATTTAACTTATCTTCAATCCATTTAATCATTTCCTGCGTGTGTTGTCTGGTGTTTGTAATCTTTACACCGGCACGAATTTTTGTATTGTAAAATGTTTTGATATAAGTTGAATACACATCACTTGCAGAAATTCTATTTAAGGTCATAGAATTTATACCTTGAAAAGTTCTTCCTACTGACGATAACAATCTAGTTATTTCCTTTGTTTCTACTTCAGTAAATGTTGCTGAACCAGAAGCATCAGTAAAAGATGCATCTCTGAACCAAACATCTTTTGTTGTTTGCAATCTTCCAATGTCTATATTAAATGATGCTTTCATTTCAGCCATACTATTACCAGAATAGGATGTGTGAAATACTACTCCTAATTGAGCTGCCATCATAATTTTAGCAAGTTTACTATCTGTTGGGACAGCATAAACAATCGTGTTTGGTTGAAATGTTATATAATCTTCACCATCAATTTGCTTTCTCTGCAAATCAGCCTTAGTGAACATCATATCACCTTGCAATATTCCTTTGATACCTAACTTTGGAAGAAAAGCAAGAGCAACTTTTAATTTATCATTCAGTCCTTCACCTGGGTGATTTCTGTCAATATCATCGTCAGTATAATTTAACTTTGCATCTTTATTAAATACTGATTTGGTGCCAACAAAGAATTTACCATTCTCTGGATTAATACCACAGAATATTGCTGGAGCACCATCCCATTTTGTAGTGATATTTACTTTAGATGCAGAATGACCTGCCAACATGTCACGTAATGAACGTAGAAAATTAATTGCATCACGTCCACCCGCAACACCACGATTGATTATTTCATCTTCTATGTGTTCTAAATGAACATTTTTATCTTGTTTAGTAGCCATAGTCTCTCTCAGGAATAGATAGTCTATTTATCTTATTATATCTATGACTTTTCCATTAGTCCAGACTTCTTGTTCAATCCGTATTCTATTCTCAGACTTTAGGGTTTCATATCTATTAATTGCCTTCTTACGCCACCATTCTATGATATTGTCAAGATTAAACTTGTCGTAGTTTTCTTTGTTTGGAATCAAGTCTGTCGCACGTCCCATGACAACATCTTCCATGTTACTGAATCCATAGTCAGAAATATAGTATCGTTTCTTCTCCATCAGATTAAGTGCATTGTCTAGAGTTTTCATGAATGATTCGTATTCTGGTTCACCTTTCAATGATGTCTTTATCATTGAAATTATTTTAGTCTGCATCGTCAATTTTCTGGATGATGCATCTGTCGCAACAAACACACCAATCAATCCTTCGACATAATTAATCAGATCATCGTAAGGTTTACCGTGCATCATAGGAATGAAGTTAGATTCTGTCAAACCTTTATAACGAATGTATGGTTTCATTCCATCATATTGTGATACTGTCTTAGAACTACCATACAAACTTGTTGTTTCAAACAAACACAAATTCATACCATACTTTTCATTTACTCTTTCACGAACGAAATGTGAACAACAAACTGCCGCAAGTAATTTACCACCAAGATAATTAAATCCAAATGGTTGTGCAGGTACGATAGCAAATCCCATGATTGCAGAGTTGTTAAATGATTTTGCAGTTACAGGATCAGAAATAAAAGCACCACCTAACATGTCATTACGTGGTTTCATATTCATCATAGGTGATGCCAAACGAATGAAACCAACCCACTTATCACTCTTAACTTCTTTAACTGCAAACTTGATATTTCTACCAGGGATACTAACCATGTTAGAATGTGATGAAATAATTGAGATGTAGTTGTCCCACATACCCGATGGTATTTCCGTCACTTTAAATTCCATGTCATTAGGATGCATAGTAAAATCGGAGAACAAGTCATCTTCTGGTCCCATCCCAGGTAGAGTAACTGGTCGTTCACTCATAGAATTTAATTTTTGTTCTCTCATGTATTCTTCAACATTTGCATACTTGTCGAAATAATCAGAAAACATCTTGGCACATACTAGTGCTTGATCTTTAGTCAGTTTCATTCTTCTATGTTGGAATCTCTAAAAAGTATCATCTTACCTGCTTCTAATAATGCAATTGCACTCAATCTATTCTTTACTGATGCGTTGATATCAACGTCACCATCTTTAGTTAGGCAAGAAAAAATAAGTTCTGTGACTTCACCTTCTTCGATTTTCTTTCGAACTTCTTCGACTGTATCCAACAGATTTTGTTTCTCTGCTTCTTTGTGTTTCTTTTCCATTTGTGCAAATGAAAATACGTTATCGGTCATACCTTAATCCCTTCAAAGTTTTTACTAAATTTATTTGGTTTACTTGGAATACTAGGAGCACCTGAATCAACAATATCAACTTGTGCAGATTGTTCGGCATCATACAATCTCATCTTTGCACGATCAATACCAAGAACAAATCGTTTATACAAGTTAGGATCGTTATAACGATTCTTCAATTGCTTCACCATGATCTGACCAAGTTGTTCTAGTTCTTCAGTAGAGATCAATGCAAACATAAAGTCAGCAGTTGCAGGTAGACCAAACGATTCTGAAGTATCTTCAAGTCCAGGGTCAGAACTTGTGAATCCTGAACGTGTTGTTTGTGTTGCAGATACGATTGCAACATTGTGTTCAACTGCAAGTCCACGTAGTTCTTCTGCAATAGATTTAACATAACTATAGGAATTAACATTAGACCCTGGTTTGATTCGTGCAGATGCACAGATATTAAGATAATCGATGAATATCATATCTGGTTTAAAGTTTTTCTTCAACTGTAAGTCACTCAACAATGCACGGAAGTGCAATGCCGATGCAGATGCAGTTGGAAACTCTTTGATGATAAGTTTACCATTTGTCTTTGCTTTCAACACATCAATCTTTCTTTCATAGTCTGTCTTACTGATTGCATGTAGTTCAGATATATCAATGTTCAATAGGTTAGCATCAATACGTTCTGCAATCTTTTCTTCTGCCATCTCAAGTGTGATATACAAAACATTCTTTCCTTGTGTTAGAACAGATGCAGCAACGTGACACATGAATAAAGATTTACCAACACCTGTACCTGCAAGTGCGATATTCAAAGTCTTTGCAGGCAATCCACCTTTTGTAATCTTGTTGAACAAGTCAAGATCAAATCTAATCTTTTCTTCTTTACGATGATAGAAGTCAAATCGATTTTCGGAATCGTTGATGTAGTCATGACCAATGTGTGAATCAAATGATACACCAAGTGCATCACTCAATAACTTTGGTATCTCACCTTTTGATTTTGTACTACTATCTAGGATTTGAACAGATTCCATGATCGCATTGTATATAGCACGATCCTGACAAAACTTTTCAGTTTGTTCAGTCAACCACCGCAGTTCTACTGACACATCTCTTTCTTCTTTGAGTGTGTTCAGTAGTTCTGTGGTTAGTCTTAAATCTTGTTCAGTAATTGATTTAGAATCCGACAGATTAATAATGACGGATTCATATGTTGGTAGATTGTTGTATGTGTTTACAAAAGAATTGATTTCTTTGAATAAAATCTTTTCTGTTTTGTCGGTAAAGTATTCTTCTTTTATGAAAGGCAAAGTCTTGCGAGTAAATTCCTCATTGTAGAATAAATTCCTCAGAATCGTTGTTTCCAGTTTTTTCATTTTCTGCTTTTGCCAGTAATATAGTTGTTAGAATGTCTCCCATTATTGTAGAGAATTCTTCGTCGTTTGTCAATACATCAATATCATGTTGTCCTGGGTC